GTAGATGCTGCCAATGGCACAGAAATTCGTAGGATTTTACGGAAGATAAAAGGTAAAGAGCCTACAAAAGGTTCTTATGTCCTTCACTTAGGTAGAGATGGAGAATTGTACGTTTGGCATCAAGGACAGAGAGTTTATTGGGGACAGGTGAAACTTCCTAATGGAACTACTGACCCTATTGAAAAAAGAGTGATAGAGAAGATGTGTAATCGTTTGAAGAATGGTAGTATGAGTCCTATAGTGGACTAAAAGGAGAATAAAATGTTTGAAGAATATAGAAAAGCCTATGATGAGATGGAAGCAGAGATTATAAATCTGAGAGCTAATATTTTTAATTTGCAGTGCCTTCTGAGAGATGCAGAAGGAAAATATCGTCCTCGTATGGATGAAGCAGAGAAAACAATTAAAGATGCTGTGTTGAAACAAGAAAATAATGTTACTTTACATGATGTATATGCAAAATTCACTAAAGGTAGAGTAACTACATCTTGGAAGAAAGTTGCAGTTGCTTGTGAAGCTCCACAAGAAATTATTGATGCTAACACAAAGCAGGGGAAGCCTTCTGTTTCTGTAAGTGTATTAGAGGAGAATTAATATGGTAAAGTTCGTAGGATCGCATACTAATTTTGAATGGGCAGAAACTGGTTATTACTCATTAGACTTGGCTTTACGCAGAAACTATTTGGAATTGGGTTTTCCTAGTCGTACCCTTACAGAAGTGTACGGGCCAACTTCTATTGGCAAGTCTACTTTCATAAATAGTGTAGCGGGAACTTTAGGGAAGCTGAAAACTCTAAATATAGCTTGTTTAGACTTAGAACCACAAGCGGAGGAGACTATTGCAGCTATTTGCGAAACTGTGGGATTTGATGGAGAGTGGAAGTGGGTTGAACCATCTAAAGTAGATAAACATGGTGCATTTACTGATGAACACCTTCTCAAAGAGCTTCTAAAGAATGTAAAGGATAATTACATCACCATTTTAGATAGCGTAGCATCGGTAGCCCCTGTGTCAGAAGTAGAAGGAGATATTGGAGACGCAAATATGGGAAGACGGGCATTTCCAATGGCTCAATTCTCTCGTGGAATGAATAGAGCATTGAAATATTCTGATGAAGGAACATTCTCTTTTATGGCTAATCATAAATATGAGAAGATGGCTACTCGTTCAATGTTCGCTGTTTATACTGCCCCTGGTGGAGTAGTGAAAGAAAATATGTGTCATATCCGTATTGAAGCAAAGAATCCTTGGATAAAATTAGGCACTTCAAATAAGTTAGCTCATTTCGGAGAAGGTTGGTTATTTGAAGGTAAGGTTCTAAAAAATCGTGGAGGTATCAGCAAGACAGATTTTTGGGTATTTATGATTGGGGGTCAGGGAATTCATAAAGGGCTAACAGCTTTATTTGATTGTGTAAAACTAAAACTTGTAAAGGTTGGAGGTTCAACCATCAAAAACATGTCTGTTGCTTTGAAAAACGGAACTGGAGAAATCGTGAATGTATATGATGCAGTAAAAGAAAGAGACAGTTTTGATTTTGCTCCCTTCTTCACCGCATTGAAAAGCCATCAATTATCCGCAGAGGATGACGCTAAAGCTATTGAAAATGCAAAAAAAGAAGATGATGTTGTCTTTGTAGATGTATCTGGAGTAAAAGATGAATGATATTATGATGTGGTATGTTCAACAAAGCATGGAAGAGTATCTGGAGTGTTTTGAAGAACCTACAAAATCAAATATGTTAGAGCATCACAAGAAAACAAATTACGAAGATGTAAGTAAAGATGTCCTTCTTCGTGCATTAGAACTAGCTGTAGTAGATGTAGGCTAAATTGGACAAAATTAGTCCAATTCAACGTTTAGCCAAATACCCGTAGAAAATTTTTCCAGATTTTGCTCTTTTCGCAATATTTCATTGAGACAAAAATGCTTTACACATATAAATGTACATCATGTAAACATCAATTCACTTATAATAAAAAAATAAGTGATGAAACCAAACCTCTCTGTCCAGTATGTGATTTGAAGACAGAGAGAGTTTTTACTTCCGTTCCTGTAATATATAAAGCAAATGGATTTTATTCTAAGGATAACCAAAAATGATAAAAGATTTAGTGTGTGCAGATGCCTGGGAGTGGATGAGGGAACAGCCTGATAATGCAGTTGACCATATAATTACAGATTTTGAATATGGTCAGCCTTTTTATCTTGATGAATGTATTCGCATTTGTAAGGGGAACATCATTACTTTCTGTGCATCAGAAGACCATCCATTTGACCCTACAGAAAGAGCTTACTGGATAAAAACCCCTAGCACAAAGAACTATTCCAAAAAATTAGGCAGATTTGTAGAAAAGATATTTATTTACCGTCAAGGAGAAATCTACAACCTTTTACATTGGTCTCAGATGACTGGAGTATACGAAGATAGAGTAGTAGAACGTAAGGGGCATCCTTGGAGAAAGCCTTTGTCTCTGATTGAGCGTTTAGTGAGGATATATACTAATAAAGGAGACACTGTTCTTGACCCTTTTGTAGGGACTGGTACTTTACTAGAATCTTGTCAAAATTTAGATAGAGATAGTATAGGGGTGGATAATGATATGCAATGGATAACTTATTGTAAAGAATCTTACGGTCACTGGATGTAGAATGAAATTACCTTCTCAAGTCACGCTAAAAAAGTATGGACTATCAGAAGATGATTATATTGAATTATATAATAAGCATGATGGGGCGTGTCATGTTTGTTTAGTCAAACCGAAAAATAGTACACGGGCATTAGCCATTGAACATGAGCATGTACCTGGTTTCAAGAAAATGTTACCAGAAGAGAAACGAAAATATTGTAGAGGTATCGCTTGTTTTATCTGTAATTACCGTCTACTTACTAGGGGGGTCACACTAGAGCGGTTGAGAAACGCTGTAAGATATTTGGAAGAATACGAAAGCATCGTCAAATAGCTATTTTTCTTTACTAATAATCTCTGCTCTTTTTGCCAGTAAGACATTCAACTTTTCTGAATTACCTTCTCTATCTTCTATAAGAGCTTCAATCTTTGCACTATCCGTTATACCTGCATCTTTATAAGCCTGTTGTATTTTTTCGTCTGTTGTGAGATGTAATAAAATACAGTCAGATAAATCACTTTCTTTGAGTTTCGGGATAGATGGACATTGAAATTCTCCATTTCCATCTATCCAAAAATGTGACTTTTCGAGATTGTATTTCTCTGCGAATTTTGCACCGTCAAAATTGTTAGGTATTTTCATAATCTATATCCTAATTTGCTAATTTTACAATAGAAAATCGGCTTTGAGTGGATCCAATATCAAGATTCCCTCCAGATGCTTGATAAACCTGACATTCTACATAATCGCTGGTGGACATTTCTATGGGGAAAAATGTAAAAGTTTGGTCTTCCCCTGCCCCGTTGTTCGGGAAAATGACTCCCCAAACATTTGCACCATTCAAATTAATCAATATTTGGCGGATACCTGTGTTATTTGATGCAAATATAATATTTGCAATAACAAGATACTTACCATCTTCGGGAGCGGTCAAACGGCTGTTATTGGTTGAATTATCGTGAAAAGAATCTGTGTCCCAATCTTCAGCATCCCAAGTCAATGTCGTTACTGTTGAATTGGCAATGGATTGGTTTGCGGTTTTCTTCACTTGCGCCGTTGGCAATGAACCACTGCCAACGCCCCCCCCTACAACAGCCTCCCCGCTCGCCAGCGCATAAGCAATACAACGCCAATCACCGGTCGCGTATTCAAAAAAGGTGAACTCATCCCCCGCCGCAGTGGTGATATTTGCCCCGCCTGGCAATATCAGATCTGTGGCGTGGTGCGTGAGCGTCAAAATGCCATCAAAATGGAGACGCCTGGTCGTTCCCACACCAAGCGTATTGATGCTCGTAATCGCGGTCGTGCCAGTTACATCACAATAATTGCCATCATTGAGAACGGGAAGCGCAGATGCTGACGCTACATCAGCACCCTTCAAAAATCTATCCTGACCCGGAAGCGTTGTCGAGAAATCATTCGCCGTGCTGGGTTCTACTTGCATAATCCCACCAGCACCGATAGTGCCAATACTCACCCCCCCATCTCGCTTGATATTCAGCGTATTAGCAGACCCAACATGCCGAATAAGGTACCAATGATTCGTATCCGCCTTCACTGGCAAGTTCACATCACGATCTGAACCGTCCGGGTCGATCTCCACCTGCATATAATCGGTATCTTCTAAATCAATATCTCCGCTCGCTGTAACGGTTTTCACAAGGCCAGCAAAGGCACCAAAGGATAATAATGTCTCTATCTGAAGAGACTTGTTTTTATCCGATAAAGTTACACCATTTGGATCCTTGGCATAAAGCCACCAATCTCTTTCTGGCTTGGTTTCTACGTTATAACCATCAACCTGACTACCAGGGTTAACTGTCATCATTTACTCCATATCACTTGCAAGGTAGATTTTCTTTTTTATTCGCCGCACATAGTTTTCGATTTTTCATGCGATAAAAAACAAAGCCGATATATTTATGCTCATTTCTCCACACCACTTCATAAGGCACTGGCTCATCATCATTATCAATATGGCCGCCACCAACGCGATAAAAATATCCTGTCTCCACATCTTCAACTCTTTCTCCAATCATAATCAGTTGGACATCACCGCCATCGACATAGCCCATTTTATGCCCGGAAACTTCCACACTCACCATTTCACCACGCACCAGCTCAGGAGCATGTACTTGTTGCGTGAGCATATTCAAACAAAAAAACCAAGGTAAAATTGTGGCTATCATTCTTCAAACGCTAAAGCCATCAACAAACAGTCTTGAACGTTAGCTGTTCTCGCGGAATTTTGTATTCTAAACTGGGCTTTACAAGTAATTGTCCCTGACATTCCAGTCCTGCTCCATCCCACCGCATAAGGTTCCCACTGCGTAGCCCATGAATCTGGACAATTTGTGACACCTAAACTAGCTCCATCAATAAATGGATTAACATTCACTTCATAAATACCAGTGCCACCTGAAACAGCCGTTGAGCAAAATACAATAACTATAACGGTACAAGTTTTTGTAAGTTCAAGGTCTAAGGTTATATTAGCAATATCCACACCTGTTGTACTTGTAGTTGTCCTGGCTGTTGCATCATTCACCATACCAAATTTATGCAAGCCGCCACTTACAGTATCAAGGTTGAAGGTGGTTCCATTTGAGACAATCGCCTTCCCACTATTGCCGCTCGCATCCAGCACGCCGAGTGCATTGGCAGCTGTAGAAAGAGCGATCTGTCCAGCAGCGGTATAAGGAAATAAAACATCCAGATTATCCGAAAGGATATTCATCACCGTATCAGTCAGGGTTTGCAGGGGCACAAAGTTAGGGGGAGTTTGCCAGGGCATTATTTACCTCCTAAATGTTTTTTATTCTGTCGCTTCAGATTAGCCACGGTTTCGCCCGGATGCCAGTTCATATTTTGCGGGGGTCTTTTTCGCAACTCAGACATAATGGCTTCTTTTTCTTCTGGGAAAACCACTTCAAAGACCTGCCCTTTTTCTGCCGCCATCTCAATTGCGCGCTGCCTAAGATGAAAGTCTGCTACATTGATCACATTATTATTAAATTTCACAGGCATCATTGCATGCAGACCGGGGTTACACTTTGAGCAAATAAAAGGCTCGCCAGGCTTCACTCCTTCTGCCACCCGCGTATCGGTCCCATCGAATTCAGGCAAATGCGCATTACATTCTGGGCAATCTGCGATCCAGCCACTGGCCCAGTTATGTCTTGCGTAAACCTTTGGTAATTTCTTCTCTTTCTTCATATTCGTTGTCTCCGGTGGTTGAGTAGCCCATGCTTTCGGGCATATCGAAACCCTAGAACGACAAGATTGCCGTCGTATTCAACTCTGCCGAACCCACCAAATTCAAAATGCAAAAGAGCTGCCCTTGTCTTGCAGGAACGCAGGTCCACCACACATCCACATTCCGCCCGCCATGGCCAATTTCCAACTCGACACCATTGGCAAAGAAAAGCCTATCCAGACCAATCACATCCTCCGCTATTGAAACCAGATCACCAGGCTCCACATCGATGGCAGCTGCCATCAGCGTTGCATTACGATTAGCCTTGAAATGCACAACAGCGCGTTCGTTCTCTTCTACAGATTCCCATGCCAATAAAGACTCTGTAATATTTTTGGCTGTGTTGAACTGATCCTGATAGATCATGTCGAAGGTCATTTCCTGTCCCTTCGGCACGCTCGTATCCTCTGCCACATGCTCGATTGTGTTGTAAATAAAGACACCCTTTGCAAAAAGCTCCAGGAACCATAAATAACCAATCACGCCACTATTATTCGTAAATTGATAATCAACCGCATCAGCATTATTTGTATCCACAATCACGAGATCAGCGTTCAGATCGTTACCAGAGCCAGATGTGGACGAAAACTTATAGTGCGTATCTGCCACCAGGGCCACGAAATCAATTGCGGCGATGCGTTGGGCCTGTTGATCTGGGTCGATATAGCGCCCCGTGAATGTGATCGTTTCTCCCGCCGCGATCTCAATTTCTTGAGTCAACTCAAATATTTTAGACGTGGCAGCGGCATCCACACGTGCGGGGTGCGAGATCCCCAAGACTTTGCGCACGCGGCTTTTGCCGATTCGGGGCGCTTCCAGACTGACCATCGAATTATCCAGCGTAGCCACCGGCGTTGTGAGAGATAAGATTGCGTTTCGGCTTCTGTAGGTCAACTCTTCGCCCGTAGTCGCTGTCCCGTTCAGGAAAACAGTTCCGATCCCGGACATCATCAGGCTTTGCAAAACGCCCATTATCTTGGTGCTCTCTGACATCACATCGTGAAAGGCAACGGCGTATTGATCGGGGCCTACCGAGAAATTTGTACTCTCGGGCGGGTTTTCCATCACGGCCAGTAGCAAGTCCAATAATTGGTCGTCCCGCTGCAGCAGTTCCACATCCAGTCCTTTTGCAAGGGTGCTGGCAGCTTCATCGAACCAGTCTACAGCCGTCACAAAGGTCAGGCGTGCGCTCATATACTTGCCAGAATCGGGATCGATTTTATCAAAGCGCAGCCCCTGAAATTTATATTTGGATGATGCGCCATAACTCAACTTGAGACGGATCTTGGTCTCTTCCCCAAAGCCAGAGCGGGCGTTGGCGTTGGATGGCGAGAACATCCCCAACAACTCGCTGCTATTATTTTCTGAGTTATCCAATGCAAAATCCATTGTGCCCACATCACCTACGCGGTCTTTCTGGGTGCTGCCGAAATTTCCTTTCTTGATTCGGATCGGTGACTTGGCACGCATATCCTGCTCTACCAAGGCCCAATCAGCATCCAGCAAAGCGGCATCATTTGCATCAAGGATGGCATTTCCTTCAGCATCCAAAATGGCATTGCCGAAGTCCATTTCAACTTCAAGAGTGGGGACGATAGGCAGCACCATTAGCGGCGGCCTCCCAGTTTTTCGATGGCATCCCGGTTGGATCGAGCAATATCATCGGATAAGCCGCGTCTGAAGGTGCGGAATTCTGCGATCAATTGCTGCATATCAGAATCACCGCCGCCACGTGCACCTGCTCCCGTTGCCCCAGCACCTACGCGGGGAGTAGCTCCCGCTAAGACAGGCGAAAGGGCTACTTCTCCAATAGCCGAACCCATCACTTTTTTGACACTACTCAACGCATTTTCTACACCAAGCCCAATACTGCCAAAAAAGTCTGCTCCAATTGCAATACCAACAGTTGATGGAGAATTTTGCCCCAAGGTATCTTTGATTCGCTGAACAGTATCTTCTACAAACCCCACTATATTTGACCAAAACTTTCCTGCGTTATCTGTAATTCCTCTCCAGAGACCATCCAGGAGAGCTTTGCCTGAATCCTGCATTTTCTGCGGCCAACCCTTCATAACATCCATCACACCAATAACTAATTCACCTATAGCGACCACAACCAGCGGGATATTTGCTACAATCCCTGTCACTAACATGCCAATCAGTTCGCCAGCTGCTTCAAATATCAAAGGCAGCGCGTCAATCAGAGCTTCAAGAATGGCAATAATGATCTGTGGCAGGGCAGCGATCAGCACTGGTAAGGCCGTGATAATCCCCTCGGCTAAAGCAATGATCAGCGCCAAAGCGGCTTCGATGATCATTGGTAAATTTTCAATGATGACGTTGACGATCTTCAGCAAAACTTCCACGATGGTGGGTATCAGCGTCGGGAGAGCCTGAGCCAAGCCCATGGCCAATGAGATGATGATCTGTAAAGCCGCTTCGATAATCAGCGGGAGTGCCTGCAAAATGCCATCCACAAGTGCCAAAACCATCGGAATCGCCGCTGTAATCAGTTCTGGCAGCGAAACGGTGATGAACTGCACCAATGCAGACAATATTTTCAGGGCGGTCTCTGCCAGTTTTGGGATTGCACCTGTGATACCCGTTAGCAATGAGTTGATAATATCCAGACCGATCTCAAGAAACTTGCCCTGGTTAGAAAATATCCCAGCAAATAAAGAACCGATCAGCGTACCTATATCCAGATCCATTGACAATAAAGCGCTGATAAGATTGGGCCCAAATATATTTGCGATCTCTTCACCCAAATCAAATCCAGCCAATGCAGATTTTGCGCTATTAAGCATATTCCCGAACACGGTGCCTAAGTCAGTTTCCCCAGTCGACAGGTCTGCAATCACTTGGATAACTTTCCCAAGACCCTCCACAAATGGAGTCATTCTCTGAGCAACCTCTGCAAAATCTACACTCTCCAAAGAGTTTTTAAATAATTTTCCCAATGGCTCCAGGGCTTTGGCGATCCCTTCGATCACAGGGCGTAAGGCACCGCCTTCTTCAACAGCGGCTTCTATTTTCTTTACAAAATCGCTGATCGCAAATACAGATTCCCCAAATAAGGGTTTCAGCACCTGTCCGATCGCAACAAATATTTCGTTGAAATGTCTTGGAAGTGAACGCAAAACCTTACCCGGCTCTTTCATTGCCGCTGCATAGGACCCTGCAATTTTTTCCCCTTGCTCTATGACGGCATTCAAAAACGCCTGTTGTTTTTGTGCCTTTGTTAGATCTGCCGCAACCAAGTCATTAGCAGCTGCATATTTATCATAGGCCGCTACAGCATCCACAATGATGCCCTGATTTCTCAAGATCAAGGGATTCATTTTTGCAATACCAAGCGTGATCGCAGCTGCGGATTCAGATGAGTTTGTTTGGGAGATCACCGCTGCATCTTGAGCAATGCGAGCAATATCAGAAGCTTTGGCAAGGTCCAGCTCTGCCTTGATAAATTCTGAAACAATACTCTCAGCGGTAGCGGCTTCGATGCCCATGCCCTTGACTTCTTTAGCCTCCGCCCTGACAGCCTTCAACGCCAGTCCTGCATTTTTAGCCAGGACTTCATTGACTATTTTTAGTTCATCGACCTTGGCCGCCGCCAGAAAAGATTTTGTTCCCAGCGCGACCGCAGCGACCCCGATGGCCGCAAAGGCTCCCACAGCGACTTTCGCTGCCTTCAGAGCCGCCCTCCCTATTTTTTGAACTGCCTGAACAGCCACTCTTGCCCCGGCCATAAAGGTATTTCCGATCACCTTACCAACGCTGCCCAGCCCCTTCCCTGCAATAGCAAGGCTTTTTGATACACCGCTCGAAAATTTCTTGGCAGTTCTTTCGGCGTTAGCCATTGTCTTTGTATATTTCTGCGCATCAGCTGTGAGTTTCACAGCAAGGGCCATAATGGTTGTCATTAGGCTAAACCTTCCATTTCTAAGCGGATTTTGCCCTTGCCCACACCAAAAACAGAACTTATTTTTAACAGGGAGCTTCTAAGAGTCCTGTTAAAGCAAAGATGCGCAGCACGAAACCACGCATCTATAACCCCTATTATTTTTTTCTTAGTTACGCTGGTTCTGCTTGCTTCTCCAGCACAGATTTGTACATCTCTTCCACTTCGGGCGCGGGGAACATCCCGCCCAGGTTGACCACATCCACACTCAGAGATGGCAGAATATCCGCCACGTCTTCGACCACGCTTTCCATGTGGCCTTCCTGATGCTTGAAGATATATTTGGCGTGGATCAGCAAGATAATGCTGTCCAGCAGGCGCAGGGCGTCTTTGCTGATGCCCCGCTTCTTGAGATATTTTTCGAGCGTTCTCAAGGCTGTCTCTGTGATTACAGATAGAAACTGCTGCGAGTAGGTCGGTAATTGAGTAGAGCGATGCGTTTCGCTCGTATCGAAATTCTTTTCTTGCTCGGACATGACGGTCTCCTTTTAAGCGCACAGTCCCGCCACAGACTACACTTGCTGGGAGACCGTCATCTCGGCAGCGAGCAGTAACATCTGTGGCGGGACTATGACCACGAATAAGTTGTAATACACGAACTGCGATTTCCTTAAAAGGAAAAGCACTGCCTTCGTGGGGGAGATGACGGTCTCGATTTTTAGTATACATTAATTTATCCGCTTTTGCAATTGGTACTTGCGTATTCAAGGTAATCTTTTATGTCAATCTCAGCAGCCACACGGCGTTTTCTATCGAAGAAGGTTCTATTTCCTTCACACCATCCACAACTGCCATGATTTCTGCAACTCGCATCAAAACGCTTGCTCTTGGAATATGGACGCCTGAAAGTTTTTCCTTTTAATTGAGCAGGTTTTCTAAATTTCATGCTGTATCCATAACGTGAGCCTGCCAAAATTAGGCGTTTTTCTGCAATGAGCCAAAATAACTTTCCATCTTCTGCGCTACATCCACAGCGTTATCAGGCTCGTCTTCATCCTGCAGGGCATCAAATTTGAGCATCATATCTTCTTCAGTGAAGGGGCCTTCTTTGCCCGTCCAGGCGTTAATGATCGTATTCGAGATGACCGTTGCCTGGCGTGCCATGCGTATGTCGTCGCGCTCATCACCAAAAGGTTCGAGCTGGTAATACGCCATCCACTCGGCGAACTGGCGGCTGCTAATACTTGTCTGCAAGCGCCTTAGATTGGGTTCTCCGACAGCCAGTGCTAACTTAAACCAGAATCTTCGCTCTGACTGTCCCCTGAGTTTTTTAGGATTTCATCTTGCTCTTCTTCATCCAAGCCACTCAGGCGAGATGCAACTTTGAAAACGCGGCTCAAGGCTGCGGCACTCTTTTGGCCAAGCTCGCCGATTTCCATATTGTTGAATAAGCGTTTGCCATTTTCATCCACCATACAGAGAGCACATAGTTTTGCGGTCATATTCTCAAGATTTACTTGCGCTTTTTTACCTTTACCTTTGACCAGGCTTTTTGTGTATTTATCGCGCTCAAGACCGCCCAGCCCCATAACTAAGACAGACCCGCCCCACTCTGGCACTTTGACAACTTCGATCTGAATATCGTCATTCTTTTGAATATCGTTTTTTCCCAGCACAACAGGTTTCTCTTCAGAGAGACCAAGTACCGCCTTGACTTTATCTGAGAATTTCATTTTTTTCTCCTTAGCTAACCGTGATCGGGCCAGTGATTTTCATGGTGATGCCAGCAGAGAGTTTGTCTTTTACCGGCTGCTTGGGCGTGAACTTGGTCACATAAGCCGCAAAAGCAAAGGTCTTAGCAGCGTTGGGCAGCACGATCTGGAAATTTTTCTTGACACGATTCAGAATGCTATAAAGCACACCGGTCGTTTCATCGTGGGTGCCGTCACTGGGGATCCAGTTAATATCGAAACTGGGATCATTCCCCTTCAGGATGGTGGCGATAGATTCTTCCCAACCGGCAGAATCATGGCTGGTAGCATCTACGGTTTCAAGCTCGATGTCTGGGGCTTCAAAATCGCCCACTTCGGCAATGGTCGTAAAAGTTTCAGAAACTTCACCATCGCCCATTTTGAACAGAGTCCCGTATGCGGGGGTTGCGTTAGTTGTCATCTCGTCCTCCTACAGACTGAGCACGGCGAACTTCAAAGAAGTATTCTCCGCGTCGATATAAATTTTTCCATCCGACTGCCGCCAACCCAAATTTTTGAACTTGAATTGGGATATCGCATCAATCGCCACATCATATTGGGTGATGTCGCCTGTACGGTTGAGTGCATCAGCTTTTGATGTGGCCGTGAAATAATAAGCAGCTGCACCGCCATCATTCCAGACCAGCAAAATATCTTCGCCAGAGCCAGCAAACTGGTTGCCATTGGCAACATCAGCGGCGGCAAAGGTTATATCCAGCGAAAGCGCAGCGGGCTGCAAGCTGGGGTAAGGACCCACAACAGGGCTCACGGTCAAATCAGTTCTAGCCATCTTTATCCTCCAAAGATTCTATTAATTCTTTCTCTTCTTCTGTTACTTCAACTTCAAAATATTCAACATCAGCTTCTGGCTCTTGCAACATCACCACTTCGCCTGGTGATTGAGTAGGCGTGCTTTCCGCCGTATCGACATCGTGCCCTTTGGGTAAACCAACAATCTTCTCCAACGCCGCTTCGCTGTTATGCACTTCCATCAAATGAGTAAGCATCTTCTGCTCGTCCTTCAGGCAATCAAAAGCACATAAATTGCAGCTATATTGCACGATCCCAGACCATGAGCCAATCGTGTACTCTGGCTGCACTCCTCCCCCTAAATCCTGCTCTTTGATTTGGGGGGATGTCGCCTTAGCGACAGGGGGGCTGCTTTTCTTCTTTTTCTTCTTAGCCATCAGGCCTCCTTATCAATATGCTGAATCACAAGATCCATCGTCACCCAGTGCTTCCCCGTCTCTGGGTCAAAGTTATCGCGCAGGTTCTCATAAAAGATCGGCTGCACATCCTGCGTCCCCATCTTGCCCACGTAGCCAGCCACCTTGATCTTGAGATCATTCGCCAAAGATCGGGCTGCCAAATACGTATCTGCCCAGCAATCCAATTGCCAGCGCGGCTCCTGAAAAGCAGACCTACCACTATGGGTATAAGACTGCGGATTGCTCACTTCAAAATACTTCACAGCGGGATACGTCACACCCTGCGGCAAGCTATTCGGATAAAAGCGCGCGCCCGCACTTGTCCCCAACGTGCTCATAAAAGTGAATAAATTCTCGACAAATAACGTCATTTGATCGCCTTATGGATCTGGGCAATGAAAGCCTCAGACATCTCTTCTTCAATTTCAGATTTATTCTCATCAAGAGCCGGTCGCAAATAAGGCCGCGCCGGAATCACAACACTCGTCTTCAGCACATATTGCACATTCCCAGAGCCATCCACCATTACCACCGTATCGCCGCCCGCATCCCTGAACTTCAAATCAGGATGTATATTCGGGCTGCCCTTATACGTCCCCACGGGGATCGCCAGGTACTTTTTTGATTTCGGCTTGATCACGCCACCAAATTCCTGCACTGGCCCATACACAAGGTTCGTGCCAGCTTCCGCAACGGCTTTTGTATCCGTTGCGCTTCGCAATTCTCTATGAATAGAACGGCTCAATTCACCAGATTTATTCTCAAAGGTATCCTTTACATTTTTCTTAGCGTGGTTCACGATCACTTTCGCGCCAGCCATAGCCACATTTCCCAGCAAAACGCCCTTGGCAGCATCTTCAAGGTTATTAAAAATTATGGATAATTCCTTTACACCACTTACCGTTTCATCTGCCATTAGCGCACGATCCTGCAAAATAAACTCGTCATAATACCTTCTGCATCCAGCTCAGGCACCTGGATGTCATAAGCAACGCCATCCACCACTGCCTGCCATTCTTCGGTCACATCAGAAAATTGACCCTGTATCAAAAGCGTATGAGTCACCTCGGCATATTTCAGGTTTTGCCTGCGCCGCTCCGATCCCTTCCCCGGAGAAACGCGACACTCCACATCCGCGTGGGTTTCAACAGGAAAAGTTATCGTTTCTTCCCCAGCCGTATTTTGAGCCTTCACAGGCGCATATAAACCAGCCACCTGCGGGAAAAAATCCCGTGCCAAAGAAGTCATCAAATTAGGGTGAATTAACCGACTGGTCACGATTGATCCTTCAACGCCTGCTTATAAACGCGCTCACGCTTCTGGAAAGATGTATCCGCAAACTCAGCCACATCAAAGAAATCACCATCACCGGCTTCATCAGTCTCAGCTTCGGCAATCAAATCCTTGGCCAACAAACGCAATTGCTGCGCTTCTGCGGGACCGTCAGTGGTCAGCTCAAGAATCTTGATCCGTTTCTGCACCAAAACTTCACTCGCTGCAATCGTCCGCAACGCCCCAGCCGCCGCCCGCTTCACACTTGAAGCATTCATCGACAAATACGCCGAGATCTCATCATCATTAAAGATCGGATAAGTCGAATCGGTATCCGTAATCAGCAAACGCACCTTACCGGCATCAGTCGTTACATCGTATGTGAAGGTCATAGAAATTTCCTTGCGAACGCTAGAGAGCGTAAATTTCTACTCCAGCTTGCATCGTTCCTCCCGTAGGCTGAACGAGCAAGCTGGAGTTTCCACTCATTGGTCTAGGGTCTAGCTGCCAGACCCATTACTACCAACAGTCATCTTGGGGTCCATGCGGGTCCCGCCGAGTACGTGGCGAACCTTATACTCGATAGAATCTGTGTCGAAATCACCGCTGAAGGCATCCACATCACCACCGCCCACACGACGTGCATTCGGGGATTTCATGAAGACTTCAGGCTCTTCGTGTCCGCGCAGGAAGCCAGCTTCAAGAGCGGGGCGTCCGTTATTGGGATTAGCAAAGAGATACCATTGCGTGGAACCGTTGGATGAGCTTGCCACGATCGGCAAATAAGGATTCACGCTCAGGCGCACGCGATTTTTCATCCAGTTGACAGCAACCAATTCTTGCGTGGTGGTACCACCAGCGGCTGCCAGGTTGAGTTGGATCGCGTTCAGAATATTCAGCGCAGTGATCTCAAGCGCGGGCGGAACAACAAGCTCCATGGATTCGATAAAGATCGGTTCATCTTGCTCATCAACCTGTGCTGCCAAAACCGTCATCGCGGTTTGCAAACCAGCAATCGAGAGCACGGGGTTCGATGTCACAATATTGCTGTTGCCAGCCGTATAGAACGATCCGTGCGGGCCGGTGCTATCTACGAATAATTCGGTCACGAACTTTTCTTCAGTGCGGCCTGCGGCACGCCCCAAACGCTCTGGGGTATCTTCAAATGCGCCCAGGTCATCGTTGATCAGGGTTTCCCACGAATAAGGGACTTTGCGCCCGTATTTCGCCACTGCATAGCTAAAGGGAGTATTTTCATACATTGCTGCATTTTTATACTCACCCTTCTCGGCGGGGATAGATTCAAGAACTTGGTCAACACCATAAACACTATGGCGGTTTACTGTGCGGAAGTCACGCACCCGCGCACGTTTGGCATAGTTCTGCCAAGTCTTAGGCCACGCTCGATAAGCGGCCAGCAACTGACGGTCAAGGATGT